AATGAATGTGGCTGACGTCGATACCCAGGCAATACTCGCAGCATTAGAAAAAGTAGCAAAAGACTCCACTCTACGTGGGCTGTCAGGCGATCTTAGTGCTTTAGGCACAAATAAATCAAACGATCCATTAAAAGGACCTACAGATCGCCTTAGTCAAGGAATGAAGGATTTTGGAACTGGTCTTGCTAATGTTGCTGGCGATACTGGTATGTCATTGCTTAAATTTGGTAATGACGTTTTTGCTTCTAATGCAAGAATTTCAAGTGCTGCTACTGTCTTTGACGACATAGCAAAGAGTATTGGAGATCAAAAATTACCTAAAGGGTTTGATCTTGCAGCAAAAGGTTTAAAAGGTGTAACAGGCGGTGCATTACATTTAATTAAGGCCGCCGAATCAGGCGTTGACACATTTAGAACACTTTCATCAAGTGGTGCTTCGTTTAACAATGATATTTTAGAAATGAAGAACAGTGCTGCTCAGTCAAGACTAACACTTGACGAGTTTGCTGGAATTGTATCTAGCAATACCGCAGGATTTGCAGCATTTGGCGGAACAGTTACTAAAGGTGCTCAAGTATTTACGGCAGCAAGTAAAGATATGTTTGACGAAGGACTTGCTAATCCATTATTGAATATGGGTATGACGTTTCAAGAAGTTAACGAAGACCTTGCTGAATACATTATAAGAAACAGACGTAGATATACAGAAGCAGAAATTCGCGATGGTACAGCAGCTAAAAATTTAGTTGCAATGAGTACTGAAATGGACAAGATTGCAAAACTTACAGGCCAGAACCGCAAGGAGATGGAAAAAGAAGTTAATGACCGTATGCGTAAAGGTCAAGTTGAAGCAAAAATACGTCAGTTAGAAGCAAGCGGTAATAAAGAAGCTGCTGACAAAATGAAACTAGCACTTGCTGAAGCTGCTAAAGCAGGACCGGGCGCACTTGCCGCAGTTGAAGATTTGTTTACTAAAGGTGCCGTTGTATCAGAAGAAGGTAGACAAGCAGCAGTTGCATTAGGACCTGCATTCCAAGACTTAACTAATATGGTTAATACTGCCAAAGGCCCGGGTGGCATTGACGGTATGCGATCTAGTATTACTAACTTCAATTCAGCTATTGCAGCACGTATTAATGATCCTAACTTCTTACAAATTGCAACACTAGGCGGTATGGGCAACGCTACAGCAGATGCTGCCGCAGCAATGGTGTCTAGTGCAGGTACATACGCAGACAACGTTACTGCTTTGATGAAAAAAGAAGGAATAACAAGAGAAGCAGCAATATTAAAACTTGATCAACTAGCAAAAGAAGAACAAAAAACTCGTGATCCTACTACACAAACAGTTATTCAAGGCGAACGTGCTTTAAAAGATTTAGGTGCAATTATTAATGATGAATTAATTGGCGATAAAGGTGCATTAAAACAATTTGCTAACAACTTAAAACCAGCAGCAGAAGCATTAGAAGGTTTAAAACGTGTTGATATGGAAGCGCCGTTTAAGTTAATGCAAGATTTAGTAGGTAACGGACAAGCTCCACCTTCAACTAATGATCCAGCTAACAGTACTGTTTCAAAAGAACAACAGGATTTATTATTAAAAACATTAGACAGTATTAAGACTAGCAACGGAGGAAGTAGAGAAGCATCTATTGCATTAACTAATGCAGTTACAGCACTAGGTGATACTGATGTAATGTTAGGAGTTGCTCAAAGTATTAAAAATCAAGCCGAAGCACAAGGCATAACCTTTGAAGAAATGGTTAAAAAATTAACCGACAATGCAAATGATGTTCAAAATATTAAACAACTTGTTACTGATGTAGCTAAAGCAAAAGGCCTTGATGAAAGAACATCAAAAGCTATGGGAATGTTAGCAGCAGAAAGCGGAATACAAGGACAAAGCCTAAAAGATGCGTTAGCAAATGGAGAAATGATTGTAAACCAACTTACTGTAACTGGAAATCTTAATGTTCCACCAAAAGCAAAAGGCGGTCCTGTTAATGCAAATAGTTTATATATGGTTGGTGAAAAAGGACCAGAGTTGTTTTCTTCTAAAGAAGCAGGAAATATTATAAACAATGATGAGTTTTATCAATTACTTGCAAAATTAGGTACAGCAGCAAAAACAGCATCTAAAGGTAATGGCCAAATTGGTCAAATGATGGGTAGCATTCAATCAAACATTAGTGGCGCAATGAAAGGCATTAAAGCTGATCAAGGTCCGCAACAAATGCAACAAATGTTTGGAGGATTAGCAGCAAACTTAGAAAAGATGGGCACGGATTTTAAACAAAGCATAGAAAGCAGTGGTATTCAGAACCAAATGAAAGATATGGCAGAACAGTTAAATAACAGTATGGCGCCAGTAGTAGGTGAATTGATGAAGGGTAATAAAGTTGCTTCTAAGCAGTTAAAGAAAACAGCAGGCTTAGCAGGTAACTTGTTTAAAGGATTTGGATAATGAGTTGGAAAAAATATTTTACACCTGTACAAACAGGTGATAACATTTCAGGAAGCTATGGTCCGCTAGGTGGTCCTCGTGGAGGTTCACAGCCAGGTCCAGCACGGTCCAACTATTCAAGCTACTTGCCAGATGTGTACGTAGGTTCACCTAACCGTGTTGATCGTTATGGTCATTACAATACAATGGATATGGACAGTGAAGTTAACGCTGCACTAGATATTCTTGCAGAATTTTGTACACAAAAGAATGAAACTAACGGCACCAACTTTGCATTTAATTTTAACAAAGGTGCAACAAATACTGAAGTTAAGGTACTAGGACAATACTTAAAACAGTGGAATAAACTTCAAAACTTTGAAACACGTATGTTCCGCATTTTACGCAATACATTTAAGTATGGCGACCAATTCTTTTTACGTGATCCAGAAACTAAAAAACTATTTCATATTGATCCAGCAAACGTTTCACGTATTATTGTAAACGAAAGTGAAGGCAAAAAGCCAGAGCAATACATTATTAAAAATGTAAACTTTAACTTTAAGGATATGGTAGCTACTACTCCTCATATGACTAATGGTAATATTACTAATCCACACGGTGGACAGTATCAGCCAACAGGCGGCTCAAGAGGAATGGTAGGAACAAGTGCATCATCAGGTGCAGGTTCGAGATTTAGTTTAGAAGATGGCGAAGTTGCAATTGATGCAGAACACGTAGTACATCTAAGTTTATCAGAGGGCTTAGACAACAATTTCCCATTTGGTAACAGTCTACTAGAAACAATTTTTAAAGTTTATAAACAAAAAGAATTGCTTGAAGATGCGATTATCATTTATCGTGTTCAAAGAGCTCCAGAAAGAAGAGTATTCTACGTTGATGTGGGCAATATGCCAACTCACCTTGCTATGCAGTTTGTTGAGCGTGTTAAAACGGAAATACATCAAAGACGTATCCCATCCGCGACAGGTGGCGGTCAGAATGTCATAGACTCTAGTTATAATCCACTGTCAATCAACGAAGATTACTTCTTCCCACAAACTGCTGAAGGCCGCGGCTCAAAAGTGGAAACATTACCAGGTGGTACTAATCTTGGAGAGATTGATGACCTTAGATATTTTACTAATAAGCTCGTACGTGGCTTACGAATCCCTAGCAGCTACTTACCCACAGGCGGCGATGATGCAACTAGTTCATATAATGACGGACGAGTAGGTACAGCGTTTATTCAAGAGCTACGTTTTAATACTTACTGCGAAAGACTACAAGGCTTACTAATTGAAGAACTTAATCAAGAATTTAAACGTTATCTTCTTGAGAAAGGTATTAACATTGATACAAATATGTTTGATCTTTCATTTGAGCCTCCACAAAACTTTGCAGCGTATAGACAATCAGAACTAGACAATCCTCGTGTACCGACATTTACACAAATGAGTGCTATTCCTTATGTTTCAAATAGATTTGCTCTAAGTAGATTCTTAGGTCTAAGTGCAGAAGAAATTGCAGAAAACGAAAGACTATGGCGTGAAGAAAATGATGAGAACATTGAACCTAATGCAGCAGATGCCGCAGCAGAAATGCGCGGAGCAGGTATTAGTTCAGCAGGAATGGGCTCAGACTTGGCAGGTGCAGAAGATGAACTAGCTGGAGGCGAAGCACCGACTGACGGCGGCGATGCAGCAGCACCAGATACAGCAACAGCAGATACTAGCGGAGCAGCGGGGGCAGCACCTACCGAACAAGTAATATAAGATAAATAATAATATGATACTACGTGAACTTTTTTATTACGACAAAGAAACACTTCTACCTGTAGAAGATGATCGCTATGATCCTACATACGATGACAGCGTAGTCAATCTTGATGATAAACGTAAGACTAGATTAACACTTCGTCAAATCAATCGTGCAAGAAAATCATCTGAATTACACAACAGAGAAAAAGCAAACGAATTAGACTTTGTTAGACAGATGTATGGTATTGCAGCGCAAGCGGAAGCTGCCGGCGGCGCAATTTAATTTTAGCATTAAAACAAGTGAATAAATATCACTGTTATGCCAAAGATTGATAAGAGTTTATACACAAAAAAACAAATCCAAGCATTATTAGCAGAACGTAGACGGCAAAAAGCTGCTGAAGAATTCAACACGACTATTACAAAACCTAACGAACATACTGGAAAAGAGTATGGATTTGTGTTAGGAAATGGTACAAGTCGCAAAGGTATTGATCCAGAAAAACTAAGAGAATTTGGTAAAATTTACGCCTGTAATGCAATATATAGAGAGTTTGATCCTGACTATCTAATAGCAGTTGATGTTAAAATGATACTAGAAATTGCTAAGAAAAACTATCAACTATCTAATAAAAATGTTTGGACAAATCAAAATAAAACATATAAAAATATAGAAGGATTAAACTTTTTTAAACCTAGCAAAGGTTGGAGCAGTGGACCTACTGCATTACACTTAGCTACACAACATTATTATAAGAAAATTTTTATTTTAGGATTTGATTACCAAGGTCTAGATCAAGGTGATAGAAAGGTAGTTAACAACGTTTATGCAGGTACTCCTAACTATAAAAAGACAACAGATACTGCAACTTATTACGGTAATTGGCTTAAACAAACGTGTACTATATTAAAAGAAAACCCACAAATTATGTTTTATAGGGTAATATTACCTGATAATTTTATTCCCGGAGAACTAAATAAATTTAGTAATTTGAAGCACATCTATGTTGAAGATTTCCAGAAAATGTTCAATCTTTAAGTGTATCTCCGCAAAATGGCTTAAAAATCGCCTATATCTACGCATATTTTCTTCCCTATACTAAATAATAGTGACAGCCTTACCATAGGTATAACTTTTATAGGAGAACAAAAATGGCAGACCTTAACAAATTTGAAGAAATGCTTGAGCGCCTAGTCAATGAAGACAAGGAAGGTGCTGAAGAGCTTTTCCACGAAATCGTGGTAGAAAAATCACGTGAAATTTATGAATCACTACTTGAAGATGAAGAAGTAGATGAAGCATCAGATGAAGAAGTAGATGAAGCATCAGATGAAGAAGTTGACGAGTCAGATGACGAAGATCTAGACGAGTCAGATGACGAAGATGATGACGACGAAGAAGTCGACGAAGGATTTGATTTAGACGAATTTGAAGTTGAAGCTGACGACGAGCCAATGGATCCAATGATGGGCGGTGACGCTGATGATATGGATATGGGTATGGACGACGAAGGTGAAGACGATATGGGCGGCGAAGGCGATATGGAAGATCGCGTTGAAGACCTAGAAGATGCACTAGACGAGCTAAAAGCTGAATTTGAAAAAATGATGGCTGGCGAAGAAGGTGAAGAAGGCGCCGACGATATGGATATGGGTGACGAAGAAGAAGGCGAAGACGATATGGAAGAGCCTGAAGAAGAGTCATACGCTTTTGAAGCAGACGACGAAGAAGTTGATGAAGCAGCAGACGAAGAAGTTGATGAGTCAGATGACGAAGAAACTAAAGAATCAACAAAAAAGTCAGAAGCAGAAACAATGCGTGAGTATGTTGAAAAAGTAGCTGCTAAAATGGGTGACAACGGTGCAAACACTAAGTCAGTTGTAGCAAGCAAAAACGATATGGGCGGTACAGCATCAAATCTAAACCAAGCAGGTACTGAAGCTGGCGTAGAAGCTAACAAAGGTAACCTAAAAGGTTCAGCACTAAGTGATCAAAACGCCAAAGAAGATTCAGCTGGTAACGTAAATGTTCCAGGTGGTAAGGCGAGCAAGTCAATGAAAGCTCAGCCAAAAGGTCACGGCGCAGAGAAAAAAGGCAGTGGCGAAACAGGCACTAATGGCACCAAAAGTGTTATTGGCCAATAAGTAAGGACTAAGGATGAGCAATTTCTTACGAGAGCATTTGACATTTGACCAAGCAGGAATGGTCGTAGAGTCTGCTAACGAAGGCAAAGACCTTTATTTAAAAGGTATTTGTATCCAAGGTGGTGTACGCAATGCTAACCAGCGTGTGTATCCTGTAAATGAAATTGGCAGGGCTGTCAAAACTCTCAACGATCAAATTAGCGGAGGTTACAGTGTTCTCGGCGAAGTAGATCATCCAGATGGACTTAACATTAACTTAGACCGTGTCAGTCATATGATTACAAATATGTATATGGATGGCAATAACGGTTACGGGAAACTTAAAATTTTACCTACTCCGATGGGACAACTAGTTAAAACAATGCTTGAAAGCGGAGTTAAACTAGGTGTTTCATCAAGAGGTAGCGGTAATGTAAAAGAGGACGGCAGCGGTGAGGTTTCAGACTTTGAAATTATTACCGTTGATGTCGTTGCTCAACCAAGTGCTCCAGGGGCGTATCCAACGCCAATCTACGAGCATCTAATGAATGCCCGTGGTGGGTATAAGGCATATGAACTGGCACAGGCGACCAAAGAGGACGCAAAGGCACAAAAGTATTTAAAAGAATCGCTGATTAATATAATCAGTAGACTCCAATAAAAGGAGAACAATATGTTGGATGCACTAAAAACACTTTTTGAAAATGATGTAGTTTCAGAAGAAGTGCGTGTCTCAATTGAAGAGGCTTGGGAAGCAAAAATTGCAGAGAATCGTAGAGCTGCTACAGCAGAACTACGTGAAGAGTTCGCACAAAAGTACGAACACGACAAGAAAACAATGGTTGAAGCAATTGACACAATGCTATCTGAGCGTTTAGCAGAAGAAATTTCAGAGTTTGCAGATGATCGCAAACAACTAGCAGAAGCAAAAGCAAAGTATGCAGTAGCAATGCGTGAAAACGCACAGCTAATGTCAAAGTTTGTTACGCAGCAGCTAGGTAAAGAAGTTTCAGAACTACACGAAGATCAAAAAACTATGGCAGCTAAATTTGCTAAGTCAGAAGAATTCGTAGTAGAGGCACTATCTAAAGAAATTGCAGAATTTTATGAAGATAAGAAAGACCTTGCAGAAACTAAGGTTAAACTTATCAGAGAAGCAAAAACTAAATTTGCAGAAGTTCAAAAGAGCTTCATCAAACGCAGTGCTGAAGCAGTATCAGAAGCAGTTAGCAAAGGTCTTACTAAAGAAATTAGCTCACTGAAAGAAGATATCGAAGCAGCTCGTCAAAACGACTTTGGTCGTAGACTATTTGAAGCATATAGCAACGAATATGCAAACAGCTACTTAAATGAGAAATCAGAAGTAGCAAAGCTAATGAAAGTTGTTAGCGTAAAAGACAAACAACTTGCAGAAGCTAAAGTTGCAGCTGAAAAAGCAATTAAACTAGCAGAATCAAAGGAAACTGAGAAGAAGCGTTTAATTGAGTCAGCACAGCGCAAAGACACAATTAATGATCTTATTGCTCCTTTATCAAAGGATCAAAGAGAAATTATGACAGATTTACTGGAATCAGTACAAACACAGAAATTAAAATCTGCGTTTGACAAATATCTACCGTCAGTTATCGACAGTAAAGGTCCAGCGAAGCAGAAGGCAGTTCTATCAGAGGCAAAAGAAGTAACAGGCAACCGTGACGCTAGTGTCACAACACAAAAAGCAAATGACGAAAATGTAATAGAAATTCGTCGTCTAGCAGGTTTATAATAAAATAGGAGAAACCAAAATGTCAGAACTATTAGAAAGCCGCTGGCAGGACACTAAGACAGCACTTGTTGAAGGCCTACAAGGTAACAAAAAAGCGGTTATGGAAACTACTCTAGAAAATACTCGCAAGTATTTGTCAGAGAGTGCAACAGCTGGTGCTACTTCTGCCGGTAACGTAGCTACACTAAATCGTGTGATCCTTCCAGTGATCAGACGTGTAATGCCAACAGTTATTGCTAACGAGTTGGTAGGCGTACAGCCAATGACTGGTCC